CTGGTCATCGAAATCAAGGAGATGACCCGCTCACTGGCCCAAAACTCAATGCTTTGGGCATGTCTCACCGACATCGCCGAGCAGGTGAATTGGCACGGCCGCAAGCTCGCCAAGGAGGACTGGAAGCATGTGCTCAGCGCGGCCTTGTACCAGCAGGACGTGGTACCGAATATCGACGGTACCGGCTTCGTTGTGCTGGGTAAGTCCACTTCCAAGATGACCGTGCGCGAGATGCGCGACCTCATCGAGTTGGCCCAGGCCTTCGGTGCTCGGCAAGGCGTGAAGTTCGGGGATGAATCCCGCCGCGGCTTCGACTGGGTGGCCGCCTACGGGAGGGCTGCATGAGCAAGACCAAGGCTGATAAGCAGTGGTTGGACGATGTGAGCTCTCTGTGCTGCATTGCCTGCCGGAATGCTGGCCTGGGGGCGAGCCTTGCGGAAATCCACCACGTGCGCAGCGGAGCCGGGATGGCGCAGCGCGCCTCTCACACCCGGGTGCTCCCTCTCTGCCCGCGGCATCATCGTGCCTGCTACCCCACAGGCTTCCACGCAGCTCCCAAGAGCTGGCAGGCTGAGCACGGCAGCGAGGAGACCCTGCTCGCCCAGGTGGCCACAGAGGTCGCCGAACTGCGCAAGAACACCATCGGGAGGGCGGCATGATCCACCTTTCCGCCCTCGATGCGGCCCGGCTGCTGGGTAACAGTCACAAGGTCAAGAATGCTGCCGGCCAAGTACGCAAGGCCCAACAAGTCACCAGCCTGCACGACAAGGTGCAGGCCCAGCTTGTCGGCTTCCCTGACCCGGTTACAGAGCTGCTGTTCCACCCCAAGCGCAAGTGGCGGTTCGACTATGCCTGGGAGGAGCAGATGATCGCCCTCGAGATCCACGGCGGGATCCACTCCGGCGGCAGGCACACCCGGGGGAGGGGGTTCGTAGAGGACCGCACCAAGATGAACGAGGCCGCCCTACTTGGGTGGACTGTATTGGAGGTGACCCCCGAGCACATCAAGACCAGCCAGCTGCGCGCCTGGCTGCTGAAAGCATTTGACCAGGCCAATAACCAACCAAGGACCCGACCATGAATTTGACCACCACAACTAACACCTCTCTGACCATGACTAACATCGAGATTGCTGAGCTCGTGGGGAAACGTCATGACAATGTCATGCGCGACATCCGGGCTATGTTGCTTGAGCTCCACGGAGCTGGGGGTGACCTCAGATTTGAGGAGACCCACCAGAACAAACAAAACGAGAAGCCCTACGAGATCAATGGCGGGACTCGTCTTGCCTTCTCTCTCACCATCACCGGTAAAGGTCAGCAATGGTTGACCCACAAGCTTCTCGCTGCCGGCCATCTGCAAGCTCACGCTGCTTAGCCATCCTGAGGAGGACTGATTATGAGTAAGTCATTGGAAATGGCGTTGCGCCTTTTCTCACCTAAGGGGGCGCTCCATGAGCCATCACCCGGTAACGTCAGCAATCTGGGGCGTGACGAGTTTCTCGGTGCCCTGCAAGCGGCCGCCAAGAAGAATCCTCAGGGGTATCAGTATCTGATGGCCGATCACCTGTTGGACATGGAAGCCACTCAGGAGTTGCTGGCTCATTTCAGCGAGACCCTGGGTAGTAGCGAGGCCGCGGGTATGGCCATGGCTATCCTGCTGCGACGCCCGCTGCCAGATCAGTTGGATAGACTGGTGCTATCTCACCCGCGCTATGACAAAGAGCGCCGCCGGGCCGCAGTGGTGATGGAGAAGGCCAAGCGGGCGCACCGTGCTGGGAATGACCATGAGTACCAGCGCCTGCTGGATGAGCGGAACGGGATACTGGGTCTTGCCCGTGAATACTGTGTGGCTGAAATGATGCAGTCAGGCCGCTGCCCGCACTGCAATGGGACAGGGCTACGCCCGCGCAAGGCAGATGAGTGCCCGAAGTGTCACGGTACCGGGAGGGTGGTGCCGGATGCTGAGCTGGTATCGCGCCATTTCGGCGTGCAGATGCGGCAGGCAGTGGAGCATGCAGTGGAAGAGGTGATTCACCAGGCGTCAGATCTGGCCAGGGCCATGGACCGGCAGGTGAGGGAGATGCGGGTTGCTTAGTGCTTGATTTACCTGTTTAAAGGGTCTCTGTAGTGGGTGGGCTAGTGTTTTTCTACAGTATATAAACATTAACTACAGTTGATTTTCGCTAGTGAATTGATCATTATTGAGCAACCAAAGGACCGCCTTTGAGTGCGATTTTTACACCACGTTGGTGTAAAAAAGGGGCAAGCCCCCCTTTAAACTAGAGCTGTAAATTCCTGACTTGCTCGATTACTTCGCATATTAGTTTGAGCAGAGTAAGGATTATGAATAAGGTCTGAGCTGCTGCAAACAGCTTAACCCTTCGATTAGATGGCTCGGCAGCTGCAAACTGCTGAGTCTTCTTTTTTCCTGCTTTCGCAGCCCCATCTCGTCCGCCTGGACGCTTCTCTCTCGCCATATGTTCCCTCCATATTCGGCGGTTGATAAAGTCTTTTGTCTAAATACATATTTATTTCTCCGTTGGGTGCCTTATGGCCAATTCCTGTATTTTCCGATCATTCGTCAGCAGGGACAAGGCATGATTATCAACTAGGAAAGGGCATACTGAATTGATTGCTCGAAGCTACCAGTAAACAGTTAGCAACGCCAAACTCATCAGAGCTTTTTGGGCCGTTCCTGAGTCTGTTTGAGCAGTATTTGTCCAGCGAACTCCTCTTAGGTCAAGTAAAGCTGCCATCATCACGCTGCCTGCAAGTCACGATTCGTAGGCATGTCCTCATTCTGCTTTCTTCTACGGTGTGCACTTCCTCTATTGCATCACCAAAATCATTTTCTGCTACCCATACAGATTGCTGTCACGCAATTCATAAAGCGAGTTACTCCGGGTGTGCAGGGCTACTACACACCGACTAGATTGAAAGTTGTGGGCAATGGAGGGACTCAATGGGCAGCAGACTCAAGGGGCATGCCTTGATGGTGGCGGGGTGGGGATTACTTCATGGCGACTTCTTCGACTTGCATGCAATCTCCGGTCTGCTTGGGGTATCAGACGCGGTAGCCGGCGACGTGTTGGTCTACCTGCGTCGTCTTAGCTACGTGGAGACAGTTGCCGAGACCAGGAGCTGCAAGCGTGAGCCTGGGAAGCGAAGCCCCCGTCGGGTTTTCATTAAGGTTCTGGCTATTCATCCAGAGCCTTCACCAAGGACAGTGAAGACGCCTCCAGAGCCAAAGTGGGAGCCAGTTCAGCGGCAGTTGACCAGGTTGGTTAAAATTATGCCTTCGCCGAGGGGAGCTCGCTGAGGCATGTGGTGTAGCGCGGGCTGAGTTTCTCTCGCTTCATCATCCACTCCCGGGTATCCCGGCCTCGGGCCGCGAAGTAGACCTTCCCCAGCCGTCCCTGATTGATCCTGTCGATCACCTGCATCAGCGCCTCGCTACGCGGGGACTGCTGCTCTGCTGCGAACAGGTCACCCTGCTGCATGCCAATGGGGGTGAAGTCGGCCAGCATGACGCCGCCTTTCTGGTACAGCTGCTCATCTCGCCAGATATGGGGAAGTAATTGGGGGATCAGGGCCAGCAGCGCTCGGGTGTCATTGGTGGGCATGTCCAGCTTGGTGCTCACCTGATTACCGTAATAGGGGGCCTTGTCACTGAACGGACTGGTGCGGATGAATAGGGTCACATGGCGGCAGCACATTCCCTCCGCCCTGAGTTTCTCGGTGGCCCGTTCCATGTAGCCGGCCAGGGCCTGATGCATGGGCCCCATGGTGGTGATCCGCTCACCAAAGGAGCGGGAGCAGATGATCTGCTGCTTTGCTTGCGCGACCTGCTCCAGCTCGGCGCAGGGGATCCCCCGCAGTTCTTGCACAGTGCGCTCAACGACGACCCCGTACTGGCGCCGTAGGCTCTTGGGGTCTGCGGCCACCAGTTCGGCAACAGTCTTGATGCCCTGAGCCTCCAGTTTGGCTGCCAGCCGCCGACCGATGCCCCATATCTCATCCACTGGGGTGATGGCCATCAGCTTGGCGCGCCGTCCCTCGTCACGCAGATCGACAACCCCGCCAGTGGCCGGCCACTTCTTGGCGGCATAGTTGGCGAGCTTGGCCAGCGTCTTGGTAGGGCCAATGCCGACCCCAACCACAAGCCCAGTCCACTGCTGCACCCGTTCGCGAACTTGGCGACCATACTCCACCAGGTCGCCCGCCCAGCTCTCGCTCAGCTCAATAAAGGCTTCGTCTATGCTGTAGACCTCCACCGCTGGTGCCATTCCCTCCAAAATCGTCATCACCCTCTGCGACATGTCGCCGTAGAGGGCATAGTTGCTGGAGAACCAGACGCCGCCCATCGCCTCAAAGAACTGGCGGATCTGGAAGTAGGGCACTCCCATCTTGATCCCCAGCTTCTTGGCCTCAGCGGATCGGGCTACCACGCAGCCGTCATTGTTGGAGAGCACGACAATGGGCACCCCCTTGAGGTCAGGGCGAAACAGGCGCTCACAAGAGGCGTAGAAGTTGTTCACATCGACCAGGGCCACGGCGCAGCTCTTGTTCATGGGGTATCTACCTGATGCACGATAAAGGACACCACCCCGAAAATCTCCAGCTCCTGTCCCTCACTGAAATGGATAGGCCGATAGGCCCGGTTGCCTGGCAGTAGCGCTACCGATGGCTCAAGCTGCAACTCTTTCACCGTGAATTCGCCATCGACCGCGGCGACCACCACGCTGCCGTGCCTGGCCTTACGGCTGCGGTCAACAACCAGCAGGTCACCATCACGGATCCCGTGATCGACCATGCTGTCACCGGCCGCCCGCACGAAGTAGGTGGCTGCCGGGTGGGCAATGCAGAGTTGGTTCAGGTCGATGGTCTGTTCGACGTAGTCCTGGGCAGGGGATGGGAAGCCACATGCCGCAGGGGAGAGGAACAAGGGAATTTCCAACGCTGGGGCGTCGAGATCTGGGACTGCAAGCATGGTGGGGACTCTGTTGTGCTGTATATAAATACAGTATAGCGTTGCTCTGGGTGAAGATCACCGTGGAGCGATTGGCTCCGAGTTGTCGCTGGTTAGGACAGATACATTTGTTCGCTGGCGCACCATGGTGCAAAATTGCAGCACTAACACATGAGGTTCTTGGGGGAATCATGATTGAGACGGAAAGCGATAAGCGTTGCACTATATGCGCAGAGCGGGCCGCAAGTGCTAGCTGGGTATGCGGAGATAGTGATGTCGTCGAAATTGCAGTATGTGTCGTGTGTGCTACCCATAAACTCCCACAACTAATAGCTGACGCTGTGTTTGGGTGCATGCCAACCAGTGTTAGAAATGGTGCTTGGGGGACGCCAAGGAAGTACTCAGAAGATGCCTTTAAGGATGTCTCTGCCAATTACTACAAGGCAATGTCTAACGCTGCACTAGGTGGGATGATCAAGCCATTGACGTTCAGTTGCCTCAGATGCAGTAAGAGGCAAACTGTCAGTGATATAAGGGTTGGGGCATCTACTAAGAAGCAGTTTGTGCAGTGTATAGAGTGTGGTTATGCACACGAAATATCCTGGGCTATGTCAGAAGATGTGACTGCGGTAGAGGACGAGTTTGTCCAATCAGTGAGCGTGATACGAGCCACAACAGATAACGAGGAATAGACCAGATGTCGTTCAATCTGTGTTCCCTGCCGAAAGAGCAGCAAGAGAGAGTTGAGGTCGAGAAGGCTGCAGCCTATGCGGTATGGAAGGAAAGGACCCCCGAGATCAAGGTGCCAGCCGAGAGTGAAGCTGGGAACTACAAGGGGGATATGCAGGCCTACTTCCTGCAGCAGGTCGAGCGGTACCGAAAGGTGAAGTAATGTCCCTAGATATTATTCAATTGGCGATCCTTCGGCGGGTGTTTCAAGTCGAGCCAAAATTCAGTCGAGGTGGCGTGATGGTAACGCCATCGGTAAGCGCTCAGGATCCTGCCGTTCACTACATCAGAATCACCCCTGACCAAGATGACAGGTTTGTGATCGACTTCATTACGCGAAAGGGCAAAGACGCAATGGCATCTGGATACTTCCATGAGGGGGATTTCTACATAGCCGAGCATGTTATTTCCGGCTGGCATTCAATTGACCGCCTCGTAGATGTATTGCCGAGAATTACTTGGTAACCCTGCTGGTTGAATCCCCGCCGCGCCAGCGTTAGTATTGCTCAAAGATGGCCAGAGTCCCCGTGACCCTGGCCTTTTTCATTTCTGGCCCGCCTCGTGCGGGCTTTGTCGTTTCTGGAGGGGAGTAAATGGGGAAAGAAGAGGAGTTCGCGACGGCTGCGGCCGCTGCTGGTGTGGCAAAGTCCGCACCGCCAGTGGTCGTGTCCGGTATGACGCTGGCCGGGTACTCGCTCAATGATTGGGTGCTGGCAGCCACGTTGACGTGGATCGCGGTTCAGATGGGCTGGTTCATCTGGTCGAATATAATCAAGCCGCGCCGCCAGCAGGGAGGTGCATAGTGAGCAAGGTCCGCATCGCAATCGCAGCTCTCACGCTGAGCGCCGCCGGCTTTGTGGGGATCCTGAATCGGGAGGGGTATGGCCCAGTGGCTTACCCCGACCCGGTACACGGCACCAAGCTTCCCACTATCGGGTTCGGAAGCACCGAAGGGGTCAGGATGGGCGACACCATAACCCCTGTTGCTGCGGTGAATCGGAGCCTGCGGGAGGTGCGGGTGTTCGAGGATTCCCTCAAGGCCTGCATCCAGGCTCCCCTCCATCAGTATGAGTTCGATGCCTATCTCGAACTCTCCCACAACATCGGCCCTGGGGCCTTCTGCCGCTCCACCATCGTGAAGCGCCTGAACGTTGGCGATTATACCGGGGCGTGTGAGGCCATCCTGCTATTTAAGCGTTCGGGCAAACAAGACTGTTCTGCGCCGGGGAATCAGGTATGCCCTGGGCTGTGGAAAGACCGGCTGCGTCTCAATGCCAAGTGCAAGGGGGAGTGATGGTAAAGACTCCGCAAGGCAGAGCGTTGCCGTTCCTGGCTGGCGCCCTGGTGATAGCTGCATTGGCAGGTGGCGGGGTGGCGCTCTACCAGTCCGGTCATTCCGATGGGGAAGAGGGGGAGCGCAAGACCTGGCAGGCGAAGTGGAATGAAGAGGCCGCGAGGCTCGCCACTGCCAGAACCAAGGCTGAGCAGAAAGCTCGGGAAGAAGAGAATCGTCGGCAGGCTGAAATTGATGAGGTGAGAGACCATGCACAAGAAGAAATCGCCCAGGCACAAGCTCATGCCGCTGCTGCTGGTGTTGAGTCTGGCCGGTTGCGCGAGCAAGCCCGTCGCCTGGCAGCCCGAGCAAGTCAGTGCGCCAGCTATCCCAGCACTGCCCAAGGAGGCCAGGCAGCAGAACAGCCTGCAATGGTGCTCGCCGACCTGCTCAGCCGGGCTGATGAACGAGCGGGTGAGCTGGCAGCAGCGTATGACAGAGCTCGAGCATCAGGATTAGCCTGTGAACGAGCCTATGACTCCCTGCGCACCGCGACCATGAAACCCCGCCCATAACGGCGGGGTTTGTCTTTCTGGGGAAGGGGAGAAGGTGATGCAGATGAACTGGAGCAGTGAAGTGATAAACGGTATCGACGTGACTGGGGTAATCGCCAGCGTAGAGCACTACGACGGAGGCGAGGCCCTGGTTGTTCTTTCCTCCGGTGTTTCCGTTGTGGTTCCAGCTACTCACAAGCCGGTACCTGGTGACACCATCGTTGAAGGTGAGTTATCTCTCTAAATGGCAAAGACCGACTGGGCAGAGCTCAATGCAGAATTCCTGCAGGAGCATGAAGCGACCGGCATCAGTGCGAAAGACTGGTGCGATAGCCGCGGCCTTAACTACAACTCGGCGCGTCGCTATTTGAAATCTCGAGGGCAATCCCCTGCGCAACCCGATAAATCTCGCGTAGCTGCGCAAACTGCGCATCCCGAAGTGCGCAAAACTGCGCAATCTGCGCAAAGTGTGCAAGCCAAGAGGAATGAAGCCAAGGGCAAAGGGGGAGAGAGGAGAGGTGGAAAGTCATCCACATCCTCACAACCCCCAGCTGACTCAGCCCAGAACTCGAAAACCAACGGCCGTGACAATAGCGGCCGCTTCATCGAGGGGAACCCTGGCAATCCCAACCCACCCAATCAGTGGCGGCCTGGCGACCGACCGGCACTGACCCATGGCGGTTACGCCCAGTTCCTCGACGCTGAGGAGTTGTTCGACCATGCCGAGGAGTTGCGGCTGACGGATGAGCTGGTGTTCACCCGAGCTCGCGTTATCTCTGTCACCAAAACCATGAAGTCCCTACAGCAAGATCTGGTTGAGGCAAAAGAGGTAACCGACCGGATCGCGCTCTATGACAAGATCTTGCGGGCTGAGCAGGCTCTCGACCGCAACATCCAGCGTATCGAGTCCATCGAGCGAACGCTGAGCGCCCTGCGCATTGATGAGGTTACGGGGCCGAAGATTGAGGCTGATACCAAGCGCATCAAGGCCGCGACCCGCAAGCTGACAGCTGAGGCTGACCGGTTAGAGAAGGACGGTGGCAGCGAATCAACACCGGTCAGCGAGATGGTCACCGAGCTGCAGGGTATGGGGACTGGCGGGCTGATGAGTGGTGCTTGAATCTGGTAGCATGGCTAATCTATTGCTTGGGGAGCATCTGGTCGATGGAAGTAGATAAAGATTTAGAGCGTCAGTATCGTAATAAAATGATGATTATAGCGACGCTGATAATTGTCTATTCAATATCAGGAGGAAGTTTGTCGCCTGATTTTAGTCTGGCTGGAGCGAAGCTCAGTTTCAGCGCACCACAAAACTTAGTGCGATTAGCTGTGGTGGTAATGCTGTTCTTTTGGTGGCGACATAGACAAATAACAGTGGATGTTCGTCATAAAATAAAAGTAGATGCTTACCATGGATGCTACATTCCCGATTATTTACTTAGAAAGATTCGTGAAAATGGGACCAGAAATGGCAGTGCAATGCATGGCTATTCTGAAGGCTGTTTAGTCGGTGTGAAATTGACTGATGATGACCAATATGAGCATGACTTCATATCGGTTCAGGTGATGTGGGCTAGGTTATTGCACATTACAATTTATGTTATTCATTCCTCTCGAGAAGACAGACGACCAACAGCCTCTTATGAGATGACACTTACTAACTTCCGAGACATTATCGCAATAATACTGCCTTGTTGGTGTAGTTTTGCCAGAAATGCTTGGTCAAAACCAGATTTTGGCGATGCCATTCTGCCTACGCTTGTGATGGTTATTGCTGTTATCTCGTATTTATACAACTGACCGTAATTGCTATCGCTTACAACCCGCTTCGGCGGGTTTTTTATTGCCTGAGATCCCCCCATGATCGAACCCAATATCTCCGCCATGACTGAGCAGGAGCAGATGACCTACATCCGCTCGAAGCTCAGCGATAAGTGGTGGCGGATGAACAACCTCTACATGATCGAGAATGAGCAGGGCAAGCTGGTTCGCTTCCGGCTACGCCCGGCGCAGGAGCTGCTGTTCCGGACCATGTGGTACCTGAACATCATCCTCAAGGCGCGTCAGCTCGGATTCTCCACTGCCATTGATATCTACCTGCTGGACGAGGCGCTGTTCAACAACAACATCAAGTGCGGGATCATCGCTCAGGATCTGACGGCGGCCGGCGAGATATACCGCACCAAGATTGAAGTGCCGTTCGATAACCTGCCCAGCTGGCTCAAGGCCCAGTTCAAGGTGGTGACCCGGCGCGGCGGGGCGAATGGCGGCCATATCCTGTTCCGGCATGGCTCCAGCATCCAGGTGGCCACCTCATTCCGCTCCGGTACCGTCCAGCGCCTGCACGTATCCGAGCACGGGAAGATTTGCGCCAAGTACCCGGAGAAGGCCAAAGAGGTGCGAACCGGTACCCTCAACGCCATTCACCCCGGGGCAATCGCCTTTATCGAGAGCACCGCGGAAGGGGTTGGCGGTGACTTCCACGCCATGAGCATGAAGTCTCTGGAGCTGGCGCGAGCCTCTGGTGAGCTGAGCCAGCTCGACTGGAAGTTTCACTTCTTCGCATGGTGGCAAGACCCCAAGTATCGCGCCGACGTTCCCGCATCAGGCGTGGTGATGAGCAAGACCCAGGCCGAGTATTTCGCCGCCGTTGAGAAGGCGATGGACTGCACCATCACCGATGAGCAGCGCCAGTGGTACGTACTCAAGGAGGCTAACCAGGGCGCAGAGATGAAGCAGGAGTTTCCCAGCACGCCGCTGGAGGCTTTCCTGACATCTGGGCGCAGGGTATTTGACCCCATCGTTACGATGGAGGCGGAGGGCGATTGCATGGCCCCGCTCATTGTCTATGACATGGACCCGGTTACCGGCAGGCGCGAGAAGGCTCGCAAGCCAGAGCAACTGGACGAGCGGGGGCAGCGTTCCCTCGAGAACATGCTGCTGGTCTGGGAGCTGCCAGACCCCGATGAGGATTATGCCGTCGGCGCTGACGTCGCTGAGGGGCTGGAACATGGTGACCGTTCATCCTTTGATGTTGTGGCCAAGAGCGATGGCCGGCAGGTGGCCCATTGGTTTGGGCACCTGGATCCCGGGCTGTTTGCCCAACTGCTGGCCCATGTGGGCAAGTGGTACGGCACCGCTGAGCATGGCCCAGCCTTCATTGGCCCAGAGCGAAACAACCACGGCCACGCCGTGCTGCTTGCCCTGCGGGATCACTATCCGGTGCGCCGCATCTATGCCCAGGAATACATCGACCGGGACCGAGACGATGAGACGCCGCGCCTTGGCTGGCTCACTACCCGGCAATCCAAGCCAATCGTGGTTGATGGCCTCAAAGACCTGATGCGTGCCGGCCAGTCGGGGATCCGCTGGATAGGCACAATTCACGAGGCAACCACCTACGTCTACGACAAAAGCGGCAGCATGAACGCCCAGACCGGTTGTTACGACGACCAGTTGATGAGCTACATGATCGCCCAAGAGATGCGAGCCCGCATGCCTGCCCGCATCGTCAAATCCGAAACCACCCGTAAACCCAAGCACTGGATGGCCAACTGATGAACCAGACCCAACCCAAGGCCCCCGAACAGGGAGGCTTCGATACCTCACGCCTGCTCAACCTGATGAGCGATATTGATGGCCAGCCAGATTGGCGCACCATGGCCAACCGAGCCTGCGCCTACTATGACGGCGACCAGCTGCCGCCGGAGGTGGTCAAGGTGCTCGAGGAGCGCGGACAGCCGATCACCATTCACAACCTGATCGCCCCCACCATTGATGGGGTGCTGGGCATGGAGGCCAAGAGCCGCACCGATCTGATGGTCATTGCCGACGACCACGATGATGAGTTGGAGCAGCTGGCAGAGGCCGTCAATGCGGAATATGCCGACATGTGCAGGCTAGGCGGGCTGGACCGTGCCCGTGGCGAGGCATACGGCGGCCAGATCAAGACCGGCATCGGCTGGGTGGAGGTGCGCCGCAATGATGACCCTTTCGGCCCACGCTACCGGTTCAGCAACGTGCCGCGAGACGAGGTTTACTGGGACTGGCACAGCCGCGAGCCCGACCTGAGTGACAACCGCTGGTTGATGC